CCAGCCCGACGACCTTAAATCTGGCGGCGCGTCGGTCTCGATGCGACCATAAATTGGTAAGAACCCGCGCAGCATCAAACTCAACATCTCAGTGGAGACCCGAAGTTTGACGACTCGCCGCAAGATGTCTATGGACATATCACACCGTCAGTAGGCCGCGCGTCTCGTACACGCTACCCGCGTCTTGAAAACCGTGTCGCATGGCCCGGTCGAGCGCCATGATCAGCGCCACGATCCCGTCAATCTTCTCCCGGCTCTTTTGCTTGTTCGGCTTCACGTTGCCCGCCGGGTCGGTGCTCACCACCAGGTTGTCGGCCATCCAGCGCGCCACCTTGTTGCCGCCATGCGCCAGATTGCCATTCAGCACCAACCGCAGCAGTTCTTTGGTCGGCGCGCTCATGCTCACGAAGCCCTGGCCGAAGGCCACCATCGTGAAACCCAGCGCCTCCAACTGCTGGCTGATCTGAAACGCTCCCCACCGGTCGAATGCGATCTCCTCGATGTGGAACTGTTCGCCTAGCATCTCGACGTCGCGCACGATCGTGCCGTAATCGATCACGTTCCCCTCGGTGGCGGTGATCAACCCTTCGCGCACCCAGGCATCATAGGGCACCCGATCCTTGCGGGCGCGTTCGATCATCTTCTCGCGTGGAATCCAGAACTTCCATAATGCCAGGAATCGATCGGCATCGTTATCGTCCGGGAACACCAACCCCAGCGAGGCGATGTCGCTGTTGCTGGCTAGATCGAGACCGCCGTAGCAGGTCATGCCTGCCAATTGCTTCGCATTCGCCGGTCCCGTGCAACGCTCCCAAGCTGCCATCGGCAGCCAGCGGGTCTCTTGCTGCGTCCACTGATTCAAATGCAGCCGCCTGAAGGTGTTCTGATAGGCCGGCGACATCTCCGCCCGCTGTGCCTCGGCTCGCAGATAGTCCAGCTTGATCGTCACGCCCAGGTTGGGATTCGCCTTGCGCCATGTCGCCTCGTCCAGCCAATCATCCATCTCATCAGCCGCCGCGATGAAAGCAAAAAATTCATCATCCGGGATGATCCCGGCCAGCACCTGCCGCGCGTACTCGTGTTGTTCCCAGCAAATGCTCTCCCGGTCAAAACCGGCCGTGGTGATCATCACGATCAGCGGCTGCCGGCGCGCTCCGGTGCCCGTCTTGAGCACGTCCCATAGATCGCGATTGGGTTGCGCGTGCAGCTCGTCGAAGATCACCCCGTGCACGTTCAGACCGTGCTTGGTGTAGGCATCGGCGCTCAGCACGCGATACGTGCTGCCTGTTGACGGCACAACGATCGCACGCTTGTAAACCTCGCTGCGGCTCACCAGCTCCGGTGAGGCATTGCGCATGTTCTTGGCCTCGTCGAACACGATCGAGGCCTGGTCGCGGTCGGCCGCCGCCGAAAACACTTCGGCCCCCGCTTCGCCATCGGCAAACGACAGCAAGAGCGCGATGCCGGCCGCCAATGAGCTCTTGCCATTTTTGCGCGGGATCTCGATGTACGCCATGCGATAACGCCGCGTTCCGTCGCCGCGTCGCTTCCAGCCGAACAAGGGTTTGATGATCTGCTCGCGTTGCCATGTCTCTAACTTGAAACGTTGCCCAGCCCATTCGCCCTTACTGTGCCGCAGTAATCGCTCGAAGAAGCGCACCGCCACCGTCGCGGCGCGCTCGTCGAAGTAGAATTGATTGCCATTACGCCCCGGCGCTGGCTTCGCTGTCTTCCGGGACTTTCGCGCCGTCGCCAAATAATATCTCCTCCAACGTCATCTGCCGATCGCTGGGCACTAACTGGACGCCGCTGCGCGCGGAGGGCGTCATACCAAACTCGACCGCGTAAGCCAGAAATGCTTTGCTGTTATCACGAAACACCTGAAGCAGTGGGTGCTTGTGCATCCGCCCAAGTACGTCGATCCGCGTCAGACCCTCTTTGCGCACGCGCCGAGCCGCATCGAGCGCCACATCGAAATGTGTCGCCATCATGTGAAATGCCGTCGCATCGGCAGTGGTTACCACGCGCAGATCGGCGAGTGGTTGCGCGTGCTGTTTGTAGAACTCGCGCATAGTCTTCGTGGCACCACTCGGCATCACCGGCGCAGCCACTTCTGGCCGCATGTCGTCGAGGCTCAGCTTACGATGGCCGGGGTTGCCCGCGAGTTTCTTCAGTTGGGTCGGTTTCGGCTTTCGTCCGCGCATAGCATCCTCTACCGCACGATGTGCCAAAGCTCCTTGAATTGGAAGAGATCACGATGGTGTTAAGGCACTCAGAAAACTTGGATCGCGATGGATTGTCATGATCCGCTGATACGCAATCTCGACTCTTTCCAAGAGGCTGGTGAAGGCTTCTTCCATCGTCATCGATCTACCTAAAATTAACGAATTTCGCGGACGTGTGCGCGGGATTAGCCCAGCGGTCTCTGCTGCGATCGCGCTAGAGATTTGATCCCCCTATCCCCTCGCGCAGCTCGTGCATTGTTTTCGCGCTGTGATGACGATGGCAAAGTGCTTGCAGATTACTCTCTTCATCCGTGCCGCCCAGCGCCCGGGGCAGGATGTGGTCGACGTCGGTGGCCGGCGTCGTGAAGCCGAGATGCCCGCACGCGGCGCAGAGCGGATGCTGCCGCAGGAATCTCTTGCGCACGCGCCGCCATTGCGCGCCATAGCCACGCTGCGACGCCGTGCCTCGCTTCGCGTCCTGTTCCTGCTGGTTCTGCCGCCGATGGTCATCGCAGTACCGGCCATCCCGCACGATCCTGGTACAGCCGGGTTGGGCACATGGTCGGCCCGCTCGAAATGGCATGGTATTTCCGCAGACATCTCAGCGCATCAGGAACGGCTCCGGATCGATGAGGTCCCCGTAGCCGCCATTCTTCGCGCCGATTTGGCGCAGCGTCAGGTGCAAGTGCGCCGCCCCGGCCTGAACGTTGCCCGTCGCATCGGCCAGCGCGATGACCTGGCCGGCTTTAACGCTTGCGCCCTCGGCGACCTGGAGCGTGCCCTCTTTCAAATGCGCATAGATCGTCTCGTAGCCGCCCCCGACACACTGATGCAGGATGCGCACCTGGCAGCCATATGGGTGCGCCGTCCCGCGCTTGGGATGCCAGCCGGCCATCGTCACTCGACCCTCGGCGCAGGCATACACCTGGCTGCCCGTCTTCGCGCGCAGATCCACGCCCTCATGGCCTGGCAAATTGAACCGGGCGTAATACTCCGGTCTGGCTCCGAAGTGCTGCGTGACGACGCGATACTCGGTCGGCCAGACCAGGCGGAAGGGCTGAGGCGCATCGGCGCGAGAGGCGGCTTGCAGCATCTTCACCAACTCGTCGGCCAGGCTCACCAGTTCGACCGCCTCGCGCTCGCCGTCGATGTGCCCGGCGGCGTGCGAGGCCAGGCGCTCGCGCAGATGAACCGCGCGGGACAATGCATCGTTCGGCCCGCTCATATCTCAACCCCTTCTGCTCGCAGCATGAGCAAATATTGCTGGTTCAATTCGGTCAGGAAGGCGCACTCTTTTTTCAGCTGCCTGATCTGCTCTTCGAGCTCCTTGACCTCGGCGGTTCGCGCGGTCTCCATCTGTTCCTTCTCGTGCTGCCGGCGCTTGATCTCGCGTTGCAGAATAAGAATCGTTCGATTGAGCGCCTCGAAGTCGATGGTGCGGTCTTGTCGCCGGCTATCCGAGCGGGTCTTGAGCGCCGCGACCAGCTCGCGCAGGATGACGGCCACGCCGCCGGCAAAGAACAATTTGAAAAGTTCGTTGAAATCGATCATGGTTAAGAGAAGCGCGGGAACACAGTGGGCGCGGTCCCGCGCCGCGCATTTGCCGCGCCCGGCTTTCGCGCGATTACCCCTTAGCCATCGATTCAGGGACGCGGATCAACGAAGGCTTAGGCTGCGAATACCCCAGCACCTTGATGTTGGCCCGTTTGAAGAAGCCGTAGAAAAACGAGGACATCGCCGGCGACTTGATGCCCAGTTGACCCAGCAGCGCCAGCAACGTCATCAGCACGGAAGCCAGCGACGCGAACACCGGATCGAGCGTCGCGAAGTCGAATTTGAAAAAGCCGGTCACGACGAAGGCCGCCAGCCCAATCAGATTGAGCACCTTGCTGACATCTCCAGCCGAGCCATCGGGAATCAACCCAATGTATTTGCCGACCGCAATCAGCGCAGTCACCAGCGCCGTGAATCCGGCCAGGGCAAGGAAACGGGCCACCACATCATTGATGAATGGCCCGAAATCGAACGGCGGTTGCTCCTGCACGACACGCCCCGCAGCAAAAGCCACAACGGGCAGCGCCAGTGAAAGCACGAGCGCGACCAATAGCGCGACGCCAAAGTAACGAGACATGATGTCCTCCTGTAGTGTGCGGACGGTTAGAAACGAAAAGCGCCCCGTTCCTATTTGGAACGGAGCGCTTATTACGCTAACCCCGGGGCCGGCGGACCGGCCTATTCAATTACTTGGAAACCATCACATCCGACGGCGATAGCTACTATTGCGGTGGTGAGCCAAGACGCTTTTCAATGCGAGCGTTGACTGCCTTGCCTGAGCAATCAAACCGCAGGGACATATTCCCCTCGCCCGTCTTCATGATCTCATCCTGATTATCAATCAGGACTCGAATCATTGTCTCAACCCGACCCACCACGTTCGTCTCTGTACGCCGTCGCATATCCTCAAAGAAATCTGCGACGATCAGCATAGGAGCCTACCATGTTATGCGCACAGTATGGCTCATTCAGATCTGGCTGTCAAGTGGCGAGTGACACCTGTCACGTGACAAGCACATAACGACCGTAGGAAAAAAGTCACCGCCGAATCGTATGTAAACAGTGAGAGGGAACTACAAACCTAATGCAAATTGACAACCATGATAGACTGTGACTAAGCCAGCCATTCAGTCTTCGGGGGATGTCTTGAGCCAACACCCGACCCGACGAAGACTCAAAGCCAAAGAGCGCTCGCCGCCCCGGCGGGCGAGTGATACGCCTACAATGGGCCGCGCGATCGACGATCGCGCGGCCCGTCCATTCCTCTGGGTTCAACGGAAAACGCCAGCGAGAGCACATCGCTGGCGTTTCCGGTCGTATCGCAGCCTCATGCCTCCGCGTTGTAGGGGGAGAACTTCGAGGTAGAGAATTATAGCACAGCGGGCAAGCCGCAATCAATTACCGCCGCAGAGACAGCAAAGCTGGGACACGATCGAACATCCAGAATCCAAGAGGCATGCCGATGATAAGCAGACACAGAAAATAGGCGAGCTCCATCCACAGCGCGCTCAGCCACCACCCTATCAGCAGAAAATATATGATGCGAATCAGGAGATTGGGTGAAGGACGAGATGTTGTCAAAACAACCACGCCAGCCTCGCTGACCTGAATCATTAACTGGCGCTCTTTGCCCCGCAGCGCAATCACTTTGGGAAGTGCATTCAACATCATGATCGCCAGTGGAATGCCAATCACCGTGAGCATCAGCAACCAGGATAGGGCAATCCATAGCTGGCCGGCCCACCAGCCGATGAATACGAACCAAAGCAACTGAACAAGACAGCCAGGATTCTGATTCCGATCTGCAACGACGACAGTAGTCACGAGAGCCTCCCTTCCCCGTTTTTTCGATGACTCTACTCTGCTGATGTAAGAACAATGTAGTTGAACCGTTGGGATTTCGTGAGAATCAAACTCTAACTACCCGCAAACAAATTGCCTCTTGACAAATTCCGATGTATCGGATATGCTGTGCGCATGTCGCCTAAGAAAGCAAAGCCTGTCATGGTTCCGCCCTATCTTACCTGCCCTCAAGTGACACGGATGCTCGACCTGGATCAAAGTACGATCCAGAAGCGGGTAAAAGCGGGCAAATATCCGGGTGCCTACAAGACCGGCGGCAAAACAAGCGTAATCCTCATCCCTGCCTCCCTGTTCCCTCCTGAGCAGGTAGAGACATACCTCAAAAAAGAACAGGCTCAGTTGTCAGACTGAGCCTGTTCGCCACCATTCGGCCCGATAGGGCCGCCGTTGCCTGACCCCACAAGGCTGAAGGCAAACGGACGGAACATTAAAAACCGAATAGCGGCTCGGCCAAAACTTTTGGCCTATGAGCCCGGAAGGACTCGAACCTTCAACCAATTGCTTGCAGGCCGAGTTCCTACGAGCGATGAACCGGTATCTCGAACCTTAAACCCATCGTTTACGGTTCTATTCTATCACGGGTCGCCTCGCCGAGCACGGCCCGCACCGGCGAATACCTCTCGAACTCGCCTCTAAGCTTGTCCTGCATCGTCATCAGCGCCTGCGTGTAGCGCTCGAACTCCTGAAGGTTTCCCCACCGGCCCCAAATTTGAGACCAGCGCGTCGGCGCATTCAGCAGCGAGGTCATCGTCGCGAACGAGCGCCGCAGGTCATGCGGGCTGAACTGCTTCAGCCCGGCCGCCGTCCCCACCTTCCGAAAAATCCGGCGTAGGCCATCGGTCGTCAGGCAATGTCCCGGCTTCAAACCGCCGATGCTCACGAACACACTGGCAACCCCGGTCGCGGCAATCCCCTCCCGGATTGATAGCCAGCGCGCCAGGCAGTTCGCGGTGCTCAGGCTGAACGTTCCGAATCCCTCCTGGCCGCCTTTGACGACCAGCCTAAAGAGCCTGTTGCTCAGGTCGAGTTTGTCGAGCGTCAGGCGGCAAGCCTCGGCGGCGCGAATCCCCGAATCCAGCATCAGTGTCATGATCGCCAGATCTCGCGCGCCTATGGGGCTGCTGGTATCGCAGGCAGCCAGTACAGCGAAGGCCTGCGCGAAGGTCAGCGTCCGTTGTAAGCGCTTCTTAGGCCTCGGCGCAGGCAGCCGGACCGCCGGCGAATCCCCCTGGCGAGTGAAGATGAAGAACGACTTCAGCGCATTGACCGTTCGCTTGATCGCCGCGTCGCCGCAGCCGGCCTTTCGTCGATTTGCGAGATACGCGAGTAGATCGTTCTGATTGAAATCGCCGGGCTGTTTGTCGGGGAAGCACTTCGCCAGATGACGAAGTTCCCAGCCATAGCCCGACACCGTTGCCGCGCTTCTGTTAATCGTCAGCCAGTTCACCCAATTCCGAATCGCCGGTTCCATCGCCGGTTCCATCGCAGCCTCCTAGGGCGACCTCGGTCGCCGGATGTAGGCAGCGCCCGCCGCTGTTCGAGCGAGTCGGCGACTCGCCCGAAACAAAAAGCGAACGCGAACCCCCCATCGAGAGTCCGCGCCGCTCCTATGAACGAGTTGAGAGGAAATTGAAAGGACGGCGCACTCGCCGGGGCGGAGCGCAGGCTGGGCGCTCCGCTCCCGGATTCCATAGGTAGGTCGTCAGTATATCACGAGTTAGGCCGCCTTTGTCGCGGCGGAGGTAAAGACCAATGACAGACGATGAACTGACCATGCTGGAGCAAATCTGTGCTGAGGCTAATCCGAACGAGTGGATTGATTTCACCGGCAATGGCCGTAGCCATCGAACGCATATTGGCTACGCTGCGAACAGAGACGACGGCACAGTAGTAAATGTCGCACTATTCGAGACCAACGCCAACGCCAAGCGTTCGGATATTCTGATGGCTGTTTATTCGCACAACTACTTGCCGCTTCTCTTGGCCGAAATTCATCGCCTGCGCGAAGAATTGAATGCCGCTGGTCAAGCCATGTTCGACGCAACTGGCTATATCCTGCCCAGTGCGGCGGCCTAACCACTCAATGAAGCCGACTTGCCTACCCTGCGCTTAACCGAGCGCCGCTTGCTGGCGGGGTAGGCACTCAGCAGCGGCGCATCACCAGACACGGCAAGCGGCTTATCTCGATGCCGTTGGACGGCTTCCGTCCAGATAGGAATAGTCATGACAGACTGGATCGGAATGAATGCGGGGAGAGTGACCATTTCGACAATGAGAGAATACCACATCTGTTGTGGCACTATAGGCTGCTACGAAAATAGCGCGGCGCATGTCGCAACAAAGCGACGGGCGATGGAAGTTTTTCGATCTGATGGATGGAAGAAACGGCATGGCTTTTGGCGTTGCCCCAAGCACGCCGCCCGCGACTGGCCGCCAACAATTCACTGAATCCAACAATAAATGGGTGTTGGCTCATCCCCCTTCCCTCCCCTCTCCCAGCACCGCGGGGAGAGGGGCTGGGGGTGAGGTCACCCGGAAAGGCAACCATCATGATCGAGACACTGATTTTCAAGCCGGGGCATGGATTCAATGCCGTCATCGAGAACGAGGATGGCGAACTCATCGCCACGATCAACGTGTACGGTTCACAGCGCCAGAAATACTACGGTCAGTTGTTCGCCGCATCGAACATTCTGCTCGAGACATGTCAGCGCGTCCTCAACCTGCTCGACGAGCAATATGGCCCGGAGACTACCGGCTCGGACGATGCGCGGCCGCTCCTCCGCTCAGCCATCAAGGCCGCGCCGCGCCCTGCGCTGGTGATAGACACACCATGAACATCCCTGTTCATGCGGCAGACCCTCGAAGATGCCCGCTGCCGGCATGCCACTCTATCCAAGATGCAGGAGGCCACGTGACCACGAACCAATTGACACTCATCGACCCGGCGCTCATCGACCCCAATCCCTACCAGCCCGGCACGCGATTGGAGTTCACGCCGGAGAATCTCGCCGATCTGGAATCGATCCGCGAGAAGCTGCTCCAGCCGTTCATCGTGCGGCCGCATCCCGATGCGGCCGGTCGCTATCAGCAATCGTTCGGCCATCGCCGCCTGGCCGCCTGGAAGCTCTATCGCTTCGGCGAGCCAATCCCTTGCTATGTCGAAGACCTCGAAGACCTCGATGACCGCGCCATGTTCCGGCAGATGGTGCTTGAGAACGAGCAGCGGCTGGACACCAACAGCATCGAGAAAGCCCTGACGTTGCAGGCCTACATCCAGGCCTTCGGCGTCACCCAGGCCGAGGCCGGCCAGCTCTACGGCCTGCGCACCCAATCGGCCGTCAGCAACCTCCTGCGCTTGCTCCAGTTGCCCGATCCGATTCAGGCATACGTGGCCGCTGGCGAGGTCCCGGAGCGCCTGGCGCGCCTGCTCATCCCGATCGCGCGCATCTTCCCGCAGGACGCCGCGCGCATCGCCCAAGCCATCGCCCAGGCCGAAGGGAACAACAAACAAATGGCGGGCGAAGAGGGCATCGAGCACTTGCTGCGCCAGCGCGGCCGGCCCCTATGGGCCGCCGTCTGGGAGCCGGAGTGGCCCACCGTCCCCATGTCCACAGACATGCTGGGCGGCCATCCGAGCCTGAGCAGCGTGCCGGCCTGCAAGGGCTGTGAGTTCTTCTTCAATCGCGACAAGGCCCAACTCTGCGCACGCCCGGAATGCTTCGATGCCAAACTGCACCTCTGGATTCTCCGGAATGTGATGCCGAAAGTCAGCGCGGCGCTCGGGATCCCGGTCGCCCAGCCCGGCGAGAAGGTGCAGATCGTCTTTGCCGGCCACACCTGGCGCGACCGCGACAAAAAGGAACCGGTCGCCCGGCTGGCGCTGCAAACGAAACACGCCAGCCTGCGCCTGGTGGCCTGGCTCAAGCGCGGCG